GTATGACTAAAGATGATAAATCTAACTTAGTGAAAAAAGCAAAAAAAGGTGAAGATATCGGTAAAAGGGGTAAAGGTTTTAAAGATGTTGAAAAGAAAGCAGAAAAGGAATATGGTAGTAAAGAAGCTGGTGAAAAGGTAGCTGCTGCTGCAATGTGGAAAAATGCTGCAAAAAATGAAGGTAAAGAAGAAATGAGCGAATCTGAAATTAAAATCAGAAAATATATTCGTACAAGACTTGAAGAAAAAGCAGGTTTGAAAAAAGCAGTTATTAATGAAGACAAAAAATCCGAAACTTTAAAAAAACTTGATAAATTAATCGATGAACAATTTGATAATTATAAAAAGGTTATCAAAAAATAACTAACTAAACATGAATAAAAGTAAAAGCCACAGCATTGTTGTGGCTTTTTTTTGTTTATAGTATTTATGAAAAAAAAGTCATGGAATATAGTGATGATAAATTAAAACTAATATATGTTTTAAAAATTGGATATAATTCAAAAAACGAAGGTTTATATGAATTTATTTTTTCTCTTGATGAAACTAATATCAATGTTGAAGAATGGTGTTGGGATGTGTCACCAGCATGTGATAACGCAACACCACCAACCGATGAATATATCAATGCAGTTATTAGTCTAAAAACTAAAACATTTGATTTATTTTGTTTACATGAAGCAGTTGATAGAGAATATATGCATGGTTTTTATACAATTCACGCATTGGCATATGAAATATTAAAAGATGATAGTAGTAACAACATGAGCGACTATGAGCATATGTTTGAAAGTGAACTTAGTGATGATTTACCATTATTGGTGTTTCATTATGGTATGACATTAAAATCAATTAAAGAATTGTTAGAAGCAAGAAAAATTATATTGAAAAATAATGAGTTTATTGAAACTTCATCAATTAAATTTTAGCCTATCTTACCATTCATAGGAAGAAAAGGTTTCGAGGTGTGTTATAACAAGATTTATAACATGCCTTGCGGTTTTATTAGAATTAACTATGTAATATTGTTAATATCGTATCTTTACAAACATTATATTCATCAGCTAACTTATTTGCGGTATATTTTCTTGGTATATATTTAGCTCGAATATCATTTTTTTGTTTTTCGGTTAATTTTGTTTTACCTGTTAAACTTTTACTTATCCTATTTTTAGAATCTACTGAATGTTTACAACCAATACGATTTTTATTCCCATTACTAACAACTTTCATTTTATTTGAAAATTCCTTAGACATTTTTTTATTTTTATTCCAAGGTGTTCTACCTAAACAACTTCCAGCAGTTTTACATTCATTAAAATATGGTGAATATGAATCAATATAATGTTGTTCCCTAATTAATAAATCAGATTTAGAACATTCTTCAATCACGATAAATTGTAAATCATCTTTCCCATATTTATTATAATGACGTTGTAATTTATTCGAATGATGTTTATTCATTTTTAAATCATATAAATGCATTGTCCACCTACGATTAATATTTACCGCACTTCCAACATATATTCGTTCTTGTTTTATTAATAACACAATTTTATATATTCCACATATTTTCATATACATAAATACTTTCTGAAGTATTTATTATAAAAAATTATAAATGGAAAGTAGGAAAGAAAAAATTACCAAAATTAGTGAAGATAGTTTTCCAGAACACGTACCTGTTATTCCCTATGATATTAATAGGGATAAGGAAAAGGAACTAAAAAGAAAATTAGCTGATGAAATTAGGAAAAAAACTGGTAAAATTGAACCTATTGTAATTAATAGCGAAGGTATTGCAAAAAAAGCGAGTGAATTGACTTTAGCAGAAAAGGAACTTGAATTTGTTAAATGCGCTACTAATCCAGTTTATTTTATTGAAACATATTTAACAATTTTTGACCAAACACAAGGTAAGTCTGGTATGATTGTTAATTTTAAACTTTTCGATTTCCAAAGTACTTTAGTAAACACATATTTAGAAAACAGATTTGTTATTGCCAATAAATATCGACAAGCAGGTATTTCAACAACAACATGTGCATATATTGCTTGGTATGTTATGTTTAATCAAAACCGAAGTGTTGCTATTGTTGCAGATAAATTGGAAACAGCACGTGATGAATTAATGAATGATGTTGTTATGTTTATCGAAGGTTGTCCAAGTTTTTTGAGACCAAAAACTGGTAAAGAATCTGACGATAAATTTAAAGATACTCAGAAATTAAAAAGATATGATAATGGTTCATCTTTAGGTGCGTTTTCATCTAAAGGTCTTCGTGGTTATACACCAACATTATTATTCTGGGATGAAACAGCATGGACTGAAAAGGGTGATAAATTCTGGACATCTGCAAAACCAACATTACAAACTGGTGGTTCTGCCATTATGGTTAGTACACCTTCTGGTTTAGATGCTGTATTTTATAAAACCTTTGATGGTGCTCGAAGACCTGAAGGCGATTCAATGAAAAACAACTTTAAAGCAGTTGAATTATGGTGGTATAATGACCCAAGATATAATAAAGGTTTGGTATGGTTAAAAAATAAAGGAAAAGAAAATGAAATCAGACTGGTTGATGAAAATTGGGACAATAAACGAAGAATACAATTAGCTGACGATGGTTGGGAAGCAAGTTCTCCTTGGTTTGAAGAACAAGTTAGAGATGCTAATGGTGATATGCGTAAAATCGCCCAAGAGTTGTTGTGTGTAGCTTCTGACTCATTAATAACGATAAGAAACAAAAAAACTGGACTTGTTGAAAATATTACAATCGAAGAATTTTATTTAAGACTTGAAGAACAAAATAATTCTTGTGTGTATTTATAATAAATTAAAACAATGAATAAACAAGAATTAATTAAAATAATAAAAAATATTAATAATATTTTCAAATATTCAATAAAAGGTGGTACATCAATGTTTAATAAAGAATATCCTAATTTATTAAACCATATTAATAATTATACATCTGAAATGCAAGTTTATTCAAAAAATAAAATACTTATTGCTAAATTATTGTATCTAAAAAAATATGACGGTGATATTTCTAAAATTAAAACAAATAATAAAATAAATATTTATGATAATAAAATAAATGATTTTAAAGAAGCATACATTAATGCAGCAAAAAAACAATGGAATAATGACTATAATGAATTGAATAAAATCACAACATTTTATTCTAAAGAAGAAACAATAAATTTACTGAAAAACACATATCTTGAATATTTAGGTAAATCAGGTAATAGAAAATTGTTAAAAGATAATAAAAAATTATATTTAAGTGTTTTTGAACATACCAAACATTTAGATGTTTTAAATAAAAACTATAATAAATTTTCAATGCGTTTATATATTTTAATTAATAATGTTAATATTAATTGTAACATACATAATAGACGTAAAAATTGGAAATTTAATAATGGTATTTTTGAAATATCTTGTTCCAAATGTAATCCACAATATCCATCGATTGAGTGGTTTAAAAAAACATATGGCAATAATTGGAAATTCTATCACCAAGAAAGAAAATATAAGTTAAAATCATTAAAAACAAATAGTTTATCATGGTATATTGAAAATTATGGTAATGAAATTGGTAAGATTAAATATCATAATTCTAATGAAAAAAGGATAAATAATTTAGTAAAATTAAAAGGAAATAGATATAGTAAAATATCACAAGAATTATTTTGGAGTGTATATAATCAATTAAACAATAAAGATAAAATATATTTTTATGAGTTAAATCAAGAATATGTCATAAGAATACCACAAAAATATAATTTTAATAATAGTGTTATGATTGTAGATTTTATTCAAGGAAATAAAATAATTGAATATAATGGAGAATATTGGCATACTAAAGAAAAGGATAATAAAAGATTAGAAATTTTAAATAACATGGGGTATGATGTTTTGTATGTATCATCAGACACATATCATAGAAATAATAAAGACAATTCTATTGTCAATAAATGTGTAAAGTTTTTAGAATGTTAATTAATACTGATTATGAAATATTAAACAATTCAGGTCATTTTGTTGATTTTTTAGGAATTGAGAAATCAACAAAAAAGAAAGGAGTAAAAGTTACTTTAGAGAATGATATGTCAATTACTGTGAGTGAAGACCATATTTTTATAGCGAGTAATGTTGATATGTACGCAAAATCATTAATACCCAACGTTGCGTATTTAACAACAACCGATGGTGATTTTTATGTGAAAAGTGTTGAATTTGTTGATGATTGTGATTTATATGATATTGTTGATAGTGAAAATGCTGAATATTTTGCCAATGGCATTTTAAATCATAATTGTTCTTTTCTTGGTTCAGGTGATAACTTTATTGCTGAAGAATATTTAAAAAGAATTCAGGATAATGAAATAAAAACA